ATGGACAAGCGTTCTTACAACCGCAAGGAAGCCGCCGGGTACCTCGGCATCAGCCTCTACAAGCTGGACGAGCACAAACGCGCTGGCCACTTGTGCCCTCGGTATGACGGCACCGTGCCGTTGTACCCCAAGGAGGAACTGGATGCCTTCTTTGCGGGGCTGCCATCGGAACCGCCCAACCGGCGCTAGCCCTGTTTCTCGAGAGACATCACCGTCGTCCGATGATGTGGAGGTGGATGACTCACCTCTTGCTCTGGACTCAGAGAACGCTGCAAAACACCTGGGTATCTCGAGGGTGATGCTGGATCGCGAGAAGCGCGCCGGCAAGATCTGCCCCAAATACGTCGGGACCAAGCCGATCTATCCAATTGGGGAGCTGCAGCGCTGGCTGGATGCATTGCCGTCTGAACCGCCAACCGCGGCTAAATCTCTGTTGCGGCAGGATTCGGTACGTGCCACCGTGGACTGATGCGCAGCGAGCACAAGTCCAACGGCGATGAATGGGATGCGTTCACCGCCGCGCGGCACATGCTCGTCAGCATGCGGCGCGCTGGGGTCCGCAAGAAGCTCAAGAAGCGGTCACACCGCATCGACCGCCGTCGTCAGCGTCAGCGGCGGTCGGAGAGTGACGAGTGAACCACCACGCCTACAGCGTTCGATGGTCAGCTGAGGACAACGAATACGTCGCCCTCGTGACCGAGTTTCCATCCCTGTCGTGGCTGGATAAAGACCCGGTGAGAGCTCTGGCTGGGCTCGTCAAACTCGTTGATGACGTACGCAAGGACATAACCCGACCCAATACAGACAGCCTCACGCGAACATCTAGATCTCGACTCGAGAGATACGCCATCAATGGCAAGCAAAACGTCCAAGGGAACCGAGGCCCTCGACCTAAGACACAAACCGACTGTCAAACCCCGGAATGATCTGTACGGCAACGTCTTCCATGGGTGTATCTAGCCAGGAGGCGATGAGTTCGCGTGCCATCTGTTCCACTTCGCCCTCGTGGCGAGCTTGAGTGAGTTGGTCGATTTCGGGGACGTGGATCATCCACCACTTGCCGTCGCGGGTCACTTGGATGTTGTAGGTGCGCATGAGTTTCCTATCCTCGCCGATACTGCCAAGGCGGCGGGCTGGATTTGATGATGTACACCCCGGTGGGGCCACGGGTTTCGGCGACCAGCTCGCCGCCGATGTAGCGAATCCTGACCTCTACATCGGGCTGGACCTGAAACCGGGCGTACTCCTTGCCCTCGCGCAGATCGCCAGTGATGGTTTCCGTCCAAACCCCGCGGCCCCAGTTGTGTATCACGATGCATACCGTCTGGCCGGTCGTGAGCTTGTTGACGTGAAGCGCGACCACGCCTCGGACGCTAGACCCGGGGTATGACAAAAGCCCCTCCGTAAGAGAGCTACCGGAGGGGCTTTGATCGGACGGTACCGCGATATGGCGGCATCGCCCAATCGCTATCCACAGGCGTGATCTTGGTGGGACGATTCGTTCATGATCAACGAGGATCTGTGGGCGAAATGGTGGGTGGAACTCTCGGAAGACCAACGGGAGCGACTGAAGCGCGCAGCTGAGATGGACACGATGGACGCCGAGACAGGACAGTTCGTGCTGCAGACCAACCCGCCCATCGGACTGGCCGGCGGCAAGTGGGAACACGAACTCGACTTCAGCTGGTCCATGTCGCCCTCGCTCCGAGAGTTCATCCAGGCGCAGCCCTAGCCGGGGGCACTCCCCTCGCTAAGGGGTGCCTCCGCTGCTTGACCCCGCCACCAGTCAATCTCGCGGTGTGTACGGAGTCTGGGGGTTTTGTACGGGGTCTGAAAGATCTGTCCCGATTGTCCCGCTACCGTTACGCTACTTTCCCATTTCCGCTGCTCAGGGCACTTTTGCGATGTAGCGTGACATGAAAATGTCACGGGAGGGAAAGGGCGATAGGGCGTCGGGGTCTACCTGGCAGGGCGTGCCAAGGCGGCTAAGTGCCCCCCGGGGGGTCACCAGAGGCGGGAGCAGTCGACGGGCGGACCGTACATGGTCTCGCGTCGGCCACCGGTGGCGCGGTTGCATCCCACATGCTCCGGGCCGCGGTACTTGGTGCGGTCATCGTCGTCGTGGCCAAGGTCGAAATCGGCATTGGCTGCGATGGGCTTACCGCAGCGCCAGCAGATGGCCTCGCCTGCTCTGACTACGGTCTCCCAGTGCTTACGGAGCTGCCGGTGCCGGTATCCGTATCCGCGTTGGGTGGTGGTGCCCTTGCGCGGCATTAGTTGATGATCTCCACCGTCGCGGCGGCGAAAGCCCATCCAGAGGAGCCGTCAGGTTGGGTGAGCGATCCGTCCGTGGTGGTGGTGTCCTTGGTGTTCAGCAGCATGGACCGTGAGCTGGCGGGCCCTGCGACAACGCGGTGTGTGTAGCCAGCGGGTGCAGCGCTCCAGCCACCGCCGTTGAGGAACGCGGTGGCGTGGAAGTGGAACAGGATCGAGGATCCGTCAGTGTGGGTCATAGTCACCGATGGGGCTGTGACGTTGGCGGCAGCGCCACCCACAGCGGCATGCCCACCGATAGGTGTTGTCCCGACCGGTCCTGTCACCACGGCGGCGATCATCTGCTCTGCCCATGTCCACGTACCCGAGGTGGTGTTGGTGGCGGTCGCGATGAACCATGCGGTTGTCACAGCCGCCTGGCCGGCAGAGGTGTTGGTGTTGTCGATGTAGTTCCAGTTCGGCACCGTGCCGCCGGCAGAGGGCTTCGTGGGTGCTGTGTTCTGGGAATCGAACGCGCACAGCAGGATCAAGTCGCCAACCTGGTGCGTCGGGATGGTGACAGAGCCGGTCGTGCTGGAGTTGGCGGAGACAAACGAAATGGCGGTGTTGTTCGTGACAATCGGAGTGCCACCCGTCACGGTGATCGTGGCACCTGTTGGTACAACACGCGTGTCGATCAATGGGCGCCCACCAGTCAAGGTGAGTTGTGCCGTGGGTGGCGGGAAGGTCACATGGATCAGCGGACGCCCACCGGTCAAAGTCGGTGCGGCACCGGTAGGTGCAAGACGACTCGCCAACGACGGCGTACCGCCCGTGAGGGCTGGCGTGGCTGCGGTCGGCTGGAGGATCTTGCCGGTGATGATCGTTGGCGCACTGCCGGTGAGCGAGGGCGTCGCCCCGGTCGGCTGCAAAAGGTGGTTGGCGGTCTGCACAATTGACGGGGTGCTACCGGCGAGCGTCAACTCGGCATCTTCGGGTGCGACACGTTCACCGATCGACGGCGTACCGCCCGTAAGTACAAGCTCAGCCGCAAGAGGACTGACCGGCGGACCATTCACACCTGGGCGTGAGCCCGTCAGCGTCAAGACGGCTGGTTCGGGGAACACGTAGGTGTCGGTCGTTACCCGGACATCAGGGTCACCGCCCGTGAGCATCATCTCTGCCGGATCAACATCGCAGATGATCTCTGCGTACCAACCTGTTACGCCAGCCATGTCACTGCCCCGGCATCTGGTGTTGGGCCATTTGGTGGAAAGCGATGTCCCGGCCTGTGCCGTCTTCGGTGGCGCGCTGGTTATTCACGGTGATGTTCGTGGTGTTCCCGCCCTGGTTAGTGGGTGCGTTCGGATCCGCCTGGCCCTGGTTTGGCGGTGCCGTCGACTTGCCCGCCATGTTCGGCAGAGCTGGTGCAGCGCCAGCGATGCCGCCCACGATCTTCGTGATCCACGACTTGTTGGCCAGTTCTGAACCACCAGTGGGCAAGAAGGTATCCATCAACCCCTGAACACCGATACCGGCTACCTGTCCGCCGTACTGGATGGCCCTGTTGGCCAGCTTCATACCGGTCTGCGCAGCCTGTCCCGCACCTGGCGCCATCAAATCCAGACCGCTTGCGGCTAAGCCCATTGCGGTGTCTAAGGTGCCGCCCTCGGTCATCCCAAAGCCGCCCTTGCCAGACCCGGAAGCTGGTGTCACGCCGCCAATGCGACTGGATGGCTGCGATGGGCTCCAGCCCTGTGAGGGGCCGGTCATGCCGCCCGTACCACCACCGGCCGGTAGCGGGTTGGTTAGACCGGGGTTGGTGTTGTCCACGCCTGGTGTCGCGTATTGCGTTGTAGGGGCGGCCGGCGACGGTGTGGTCATGCCGCCACCGACGGGCATGTAGTACTGCTTGTTGAATTGCTTGTCTAGGGCGCCTGCTGCGGCGCCGCCTAGCATCGGGCCGTGACCACCGCCTGATTCGAAGTTCATGCCGTTGGGCAGTGTCGCGGCCATGTGACCCTGCTGACCTGGCAGCGGGTTCACCCCGACGTTGAACGCGCCGGGTTGGTATCCGGGCAGGAACCCGAGCTTGGCGGCGCTGGCATCGGTGGCGAATGCGGTGGTGTCGAACAGTCTTGCCGGTGAGGATTGTCCGCGCTGTAGCACCTCCACCAGGTCGGAGACGGCTCCCGAGCAGTCAGCTAGCCCGTTCTGCAAATCCGATGCGGGGGCGTACTTTCCGCCATGGGCGGCCAGGGCGTACATGGCGGCAAGGTTCGGGTTCATCCCTGGCTGTAGTGCCATTGGCCCGATGCTCTGGGCTCCGGTGAAAGTGTCGCTGACTCCGGTGAACTGGGGCCCGAATGCGCCTTGCGCGCCAAGGATCCCCATCATTCCGTAGCCGCCCTTGGATGGGTTGGCTGCTGCTATTGCGCTGAGCTGTCCCATCATTGGCGCGAACGCGAGGTTGGCGACGAACTTCACCAGATTCTCTGCGAGTCCACCGAGACCCTTGGATGCTCCGAAGTCGGCGTCTAGTTTAGCGCCGATCTCGCCCATGTCCTCGGTGAATCCCTTCATCTTCTGCACCGACCCGCGCTGCGCCTCTACGAGTTTCATCTGCGCCGCGGTGTAGGCGCGTTCATCCTCTTGCACCTGGTTCTTGGCCCGCATCAGCTCGAGCTGATCGGCGTTGCCCTTCGCCTCGAGTTGGATCAGCTTTAGGCGATCTTGCTCGAGAGTGTTCTTGGACCGCATCAGTGTGGACTCGGCATCAAACACGGCCTGGGCATCAACTGCGCCGCCAACTACGGCACCCGAGCTTGGGACCATGGCTCCTGGTGATGCGAACGACGTGTTTCCGCCCACTTGGAATTGTGACGGGTCCACATATGCGTTCTGATCCGCCCCACTGCCCTTCTTGGGCTTGATTGGAGTGTTCGATACACCCACCCGTGGTGCTGGTGGCAGGTTCCCCAGCGTGGCAATGACACTGCCGAGTGGGCTGCCGAACGCATTGAGGGCTGATCCGGTAGCGCCGAGCTGCTGAGAAGTTGTGAGGGCTGTGGGAGCACTAGCATCCCGGTATTCGAGGTGCACGACCATGCGGCCATCGGGCAGCTGCTTAGCCTCCGCCCCGATGGCCTTTAGCCGATTTTTGACCTCGTCTGAATTGTCTTTAATGACGAATTCTTTTGGCCTATCGGGCAATTCTTCGATCTTGCCCTTGAGATCCTTAATGGCTTCGCCGTTGCGGCGGTACATCTCTTCCTGCGCTTGCGCTTCCCGCATCGAAGACGTGAATCCGTCACGCAATCCGCGAACGCCCTCACGGAGGTGGTCTATTCCGTCGGCCGCAGACCGCATGTTCGTACCGGCGCTGGTCATAACGTTTGACCACTTCAAGAGCGCACCGCCCGCGGTCTCCATCGCTTCGCCAGTGGCTTTCATGCCCGGAATATGTTTGGAGACAGACCCAACCGCCTGCACCACGCCACCGATGGCCTTGCCGATGTTTCCGAAGACAATCCCCAGCGCATCGGCTAGATAACTACCGGCGTCAAGTATCCGTGCTGTGAATCCGAGGAAAGCATCTGCTCCGGTAGCCATAGCCGATGTGAAATCGGTGACGAACCCGATGATTTCGGGCTTGTGGGTGTTGACCCACTGCACCATCCCGTCCAGCCCGGAAACTAGCTTGTTGCCCAGGTCTTGTCCGGCGGGGGTGTTGAATACGTCGAACAGTGAGAGTTTCAGTGCTTCGGTGGAGTTTTTGACTCCCTCGACGACGCCGGGCCATCCATCCATCTGGGTTCGTGCGGTGGCAGCTGCTGTGCCAACCCGGTTGACCACCCCATAGAGTTCGTCAAACACCTGCACGGACCCGAGTAAGGGTGCCCGGATGGCATCGGTACCGAACAGCGTGGCTAGATCCTGCTGGAACACATCGGTGGGCATCCGGCTCTTAGCGTCCCCGAGCTGCCGGAACAACTCCCGCATGCTGATCAGCTGACCGTTGGCGTCGTTGACCTTCAGTCCCAACTCATCCATGGCCTGCGCCGACTGGTCGCTGGGATTGCGCAGCTGAACAAGCATCGTCTTGAGTGACGTACCGGCGTCGCTGCCCTTGATGCCCATCTTGGCGAGCATCGCGATAGCCGTTGCGGTTTCTTCGATCGATTGCCCGAAACCTGCTGCTACACCGCCCACTTGCGCCAGGGATAGGCCGATACCTGCAATATCCGTAGATGATCCGTTCGCGGCATTGGCGAGGACATCCGCGATGTGCGCTGCATCGGCGGCTTTCAGGCCGAAGGCGTTCATTGCGTTGGCTTGAATCTCGGCGGCCTGCGCAGCATCGACCTGTGCGGCCGTGGCCAGCTGCATTGTGCCCCGCGCCGAGCCAATCGCCTGGTCTACGGTGAATCCGGCTTTGGCGAGTTCGGTCATAGCGCGCGCGGCATCCGATGCCGACACCCCGGCCATAGTCGTGTCCGCGCCCAATGCGCGTGCAGCGGTGGCCATTTGCCGTGTTTGAGTATCGTTGGCTTCGGTGACACCCTTGAAGTTGTTCACCGTGCGCGAGAAGTCAATACCTGTGTCCATGACGGACTTGAATCCGCTCAGGACCATTTCGGCGGCTTTGACGCCCGCCTGGATTAATCCCCCGGCGACGATCGCCGCGGCGGCACCTGCCACGAACCCCTTGCCCGCGGCTGATCCGATGCTGGAGAGCTGGCCGACAATACCTGAGCTTTGACTGGTAACGCCCGAGATGAGACCAGGTCCACGGGACTGCTGCGCTTCCTGTAGCTGCCGGTAGGCGGTGACAGCGTCCTTGATGCCTCGGACTTCTTCGCGGCGGCTACGATTCAGGTTCTCCGCGGTGCGAACGATCTGAGTGTTAGTGCGCGCCTGCTGCTCTCGTGCCTGATTTAGAGACTTCTCTGCCGAGGCGATAGCGGAGGTGTCTCCAGACTTGCGCGCGTCCGCTAGCCTCTTTTCATCTGAGGCAATCTTCTCGCCGAGCGAAGCCGCTTTGTCGCGCTGCTGCTGGAGCTGAGACTCGGCCGTCTTCGCCTTGCCAGCCGCGTCTGCGATTGAGTCGTAAGCCTTCTCGTACACACGAGTGGCAGACTGCATTTTGCTTGACCCGGCAGTGAATTGACGGGCGAACGCGGCAGAAGAATCCCCGCCAGCATTACCGAAGATCCGCACAGCCTGATCGGCAGCACGCTTGAATGACTGGTTATCCGGTTGTGCCTCAATGGGTAGTAATACGGGCATTGCATCGTGACCACATCTGGGCTGACTTGGCTTACGAGGGGACTCACCCGGCGGGGCTGAAAGGACTAGTAACGACCCCGCCAGGTGAGTGGTCTATCAGGCAGTGGTGGCGATATTCAGGATCTTGAATGCGCCCGGATCCACCACATTCGATCCCACCCGGTAATACGCGTACCAGCCGCGCTGACCGGTCGGGCGACGGTTCGCCCCGAACAAATGGGGCAAGAACTCGACACGGAACCCAATTCGGTCCGTAATCACGAAGTTCTCGAAGTCACCGAACGCCAACACGAAGTTGTCCGCGGTCGCCGCTGCGTTCCACGTGCCCTTCATCGCCTCGGCCTCACCGACAGGCTTGCCGAGCAGCTTGGCCGGTCGGTCATCTGGCAGACGCTCCCACAGTCCCGCACCGCCATTGGTGTCGAACTGCCGAACCTTGTTGTAGATCAGGTTATTCGCCAACCATGACGCTCTGATGCGGTGTCGAGCCGGGAGGGCGCCCTGAATGTTGTACAGGTCGGCCAGTGCGAAGGTCTCCGGTGTGAGTGCGGCAACCTCGGCTGACGTACCGTCCAGGGCGGTCACTAGACCCGTGGGCCGCCCGGAACCCGAGCCGGTGATAAACGCCTCTGCCTCGAGGTCATCCTTACCGGCTGCCAGCAGCTTGGCGACCTCTTCGGTGACGTTGGCGCCGTCTTCTAGCGCCTCGATGCCGATCGGGACGAATCCCTGCGCCTTGTAGTTCGGGATGGTCGGCTGTCCGAGGGTGGGCGAGTCATCCGACACTTCGGTAGCTTCACCATCCCAGGACCACTGCACCGCGCCACCCGAAACACCGTGCCACTCATCGCCCGTGGCGACAACCTGGCGGGCGAACTGGCGAATGTCGTTGCGTGATCCTGCCGAGGTGATGATGACGGTGGGGTCTAGCTGGAACGGAACCAGGTAGCCGCCCGCCGAGTCGGTCAGGGACATGGCGCGCGCTGCGCGCTCAACCTCGCGGATCGCCTGCGATTCCTCGCTGGTGAGAAGTTCTTTCTTATTGCGGGCCATCTTGGACCATGCCCGCAGATAGGCGGGGGTAGAGGTGGCGAGTACCTGCTGGGACAGCCGCCCGTCCTCGTCATCGAAGCGCTCGATGATCTCGGTAGCAGCGTTCCGCACACGGTCACTGGCACCGGGCATCGCCTCGACGGCAGATAGTGCGCGGGAACGGAACTCGGCAGTCAGCTCGTGGCGCTCAAGTCCATACGCCTGCACGCTACGTAGATCCCACGGGTTCTTGTGCTTGCGGGACCGGAAGTCCTCGGCGCTACGGGGGTCTCCCACCGGGTCACTGCCACGCTGGTCTACGACAGTGAAAGCGCCGTTGCGAATGTTGGCTAGTTCCTGGTCGATCTCGTCCATACGCTTCTTACGGGCGTCGCCGTCGGCCATCAGCCGTTCAAACCGGTCGGCATCGTCAGGCGAAAGCTCTTTACCGGCAGCGCGTTCGAGGATCTGCGCAGCCTCGGTGCGGATGCGCTGAACGTCGGCAGACAGGTCGTCATGTTCACTCATTGGTTGTTCCTTTACAGATCAAGTAGTTTCAGCCGACGCTGCGCGACGGACAGGGGCAAGGTTTGGGCTGTTCGCAGGCCAGCGGTGGTCTGCTGGTAGGCGGGCCACACAACCGGCCCTACTTCCTGGATCTTCACTTCGTGGAGAGTCCGCATCAGCGGCCCCCGCTCATGGTTGGGATTCCACAGAATCCGTTCGACCTCATCGGGACGGACAGTCTTGCCGCTGCGGTCAATCCAGCTGTCGCGGACGACGGAGAACCGGAACGACATGCCGTCGATAGCGCCGGTGCCGCCCTGATCTACGGGCGTGAGGGCTTCGCGTAGCGGCTCCCAGAACTGGGATGCGGCCATGCGTGCCCGGACGAACAACCCGCGCTCGTCCTCGTAGATGTCCGTGACGGCGCCGATGGGTAGGGAGCCGATCATCGGGTGGTGTCCGTGGTCGAACTGGAACTTAGGCGTCTGCTCGCGCAGTGACGTGACGAACGCACCGCGTGAGATCTGCTCATCGAAACGGCCTTCCCACGAGTCGATCCGGGTGGGTGCGTTGAACACCGCCCCGTATCCCTCGAAGGTCAGCCCGTCCGATTCACCGCTGCCGGTATCGACGGCCCGCAGGGTGCATGGCACCGAGCGAGTCAGGATGGCGGTCACAGGTCGAGCAGTCGGAGACGCGCTGCCGCAACGGAGAACGGCAGGGGTTTCCGGTTGCGCTGAACACCGACGCTGATCTCCATCAGCGCCGCCTCGGTGCGCACCAGGACATCGCCCTCGGTGCGTTCCTTGATTGGCCGGAACGCCACGGACAGTGGTCCTGTACGGGTGCCCTGTACCTGCAATGCGGCGTACAGCCCGTCAGACTGCTCCCACAATTCGGTCACCTGCCCGATGCGCTTGTGGTTTTGGTCGTACACGGCGATCTTGTCGCCGCGTTCACGGATCGACCGGGCGAAAGCTCCCGGCTCGAAACGCTCACCGGATGTCTGCCCATACGGCAGTAGTAGCCCACGGACTGTGCCGTCAGGCTGTAGCCCCAGATCGGAGCTGCGAATGATGTTGATAGTCAATTGATCACCTAGTTTGGACGTGCGTAATCGCTTGCGTCGCATGGTGACCCGTTGTCCGAGGTGGCGACCCTTGCCGCGTTCGGCGTGTTCGGTGATACCGAGCTACGCCAATTCTAGCGCGCCATAACGACAATCGCGGCGACACAACACGCCGGGTCATGCCTTGCCCTCGAACTGGATGGACAGCATCCCGCCAAGCAGCTCGATAACGGCGACTAGATCATCGCGGCTCAAGCCCTTGGTGTGGATGTAACAGGCTTCGACATAGGCCTCACCGTCACCTAAATTGCGTGCAGCGGTCACGATGCCGCGCGCAGCGGCCAGCTGCCGATCGGTGGCGATCACTGCGCGTCATCCTCGGTGAGACGCTGTACCAGTTCCCCGAACGCCAGGTCATTGCGAGCCTGGCGGGCACGTTGCGACGCCGCCATAACGTCGTACAACTCAGCCAGCAGCGGATAGACCAAGCGCAGCAGCGACACCAGCTCGTCACGGTCCAGCCCATCCAGGCAAGCGGTGCCCTCATCGGTCCCGGCACCAGACTTGGCGGCTCGAATCAACTGCGCCGCAGCACTCACCGGCCCGGTCACCGAGCACCACCGGGGGCGGTCGGGGCATCGTCACCAGTGGATCCGCATGACCCCGACCACCAGTCAGCCTCGCTGTGTGTACGGGTCTGGGGATTCTGGCGGGTTTGGTGTGGAAAAAAAACTTCGGAGAGATAAACGACTGTGCAAGCGGGGTCGCCCTGGCTGGGTGTGCTTCGCGACGGGGGGTGCCCCGGGGTGGGTGATGGGTTCACTGCCTATGTTCCTTGCTCTTGGCATTACGGCGCGCGCGACGTGCCTTGCCTCGGTGTGTGGGCCACAGGCTCGCGTCACGCCGTGGTTTAGGTGCGCTGGGTACTTGGATGCTCACTCGTGTTCTCCTTCATCGAGCCAGTGCGTGCAGGCCTCATCGACGTCGATGTCCAGCTCCTTGAGAAGCAGCAGCTGTTCCATTTCCGCGCGCGTCTCAGGTAGGCGATCGATCTGCAGGTACAGGTTCATGTCCTCTTGCAGCCGTTGACGTTCCGACGGCGTGATGGGACCTAGGTCGAAGTCGCTCATGCCGACGCCCTACGTGCTCCGAACCGCCGACGCTCATGGCTCCGCTTCGAGATTGCCTCGTTGTGAACAACAACCGCAGGCGGTTCCTGTGTGTTCGACGCCAGCACCAGAGGTGCGCCGTCACAGTCATCACACAGCGGGTTGGTGGCCGACACCGGCAGGTCGACGTTGCAGCGCTCGCAATTGGTGGGCCGGACAGGCTTCGTAACCTCGCTATCAGGTTCCTGTTGCAGGACTTCGGGTTCTGCATTCGCAGCGCTGATGATCTCCTCGGCCTCGATACTCGGGATGGGTTCTGTAGAACGCGCCTCGTCGTCAAGCAGGGACGTGATTGCGGCACTAACCAATGTGAGATTCATGGCCACGTCGATGAGTGCCTTGGCGTCGTCATGAGTGAGGCGCAGCGCAGCCTTCGGCCACCGTAGGTCGTAGGTCAGTTCAACGAGCTCGCCGACTGTCACGTTCAGTGTCGTGGTGATAGCTCTTACGGCGGTCGGGATCTGAGTCTTCCGCCTCGGAGTCTCGGTCTCCTCGGTGGGCGTTTCTTCCGTCAGCTGCGGTTCAGGCTTCTTACGGGGCTTGGGCTTTCGGTATTCCTTGTCATCCCGCCCGTATGTGATCTTCTCCTCAGTGACGGCTTGCGCCCCTTCGGATTCACCTGTCCCATTTTGGGACACCTCATTTAGGATTCGGGACACCGTCGATTTCGATGAGTCGGTGATCGCCGCGATGGACCGCACGCTCATCCCTTCACCCGCCAGGAACGCCATGACCTCTTGGCGGGCCGACCCGTGCACCTCGATCTTCCCGCCGAACTGAGCCTCGATGAACTCGGGCCAACTGCGGTACCCAAGCACCTGGTGGATGTTGGTGGTCTTGGCCCGGCCGACCGCTAGTGCCAGCTTCTCGAATCCGTCCCTCGCGACCGCAGCGAGTTGGCGTATCTCCACTGCCAGCCTCTCGGCCTCGTCCAGGGTGATGGACTCCAGCACCTCGACCTCATGCTCATCTACCACCGCTACTTCACTCATTGATCTACTCCTCTGAAAGTTGTTGGGGGACTACTTGTATTCGTCGTATGGGTTAGAGCCAGGACCGCGCCACTCATCACCGGCAGCGAGGGGCAAGACGTTCTGGTGGTCACCCTTGTCCTTGCCTCGCCTAGCCTGGCCTCGCCTAGCCTGTGTTTCCGGTCTGGATTCCGACTGGACTTCCACGTGGACATCCGAGCGGACATCCTGCGGACTGTCCGGTTGAGACTTGGCCTCGGCACGGGCCTTGGCCTTGCGTACTCGGTCCTTGGCCCGTGACTGGATGCGTGCCTGCTCTGCCGCCTCCAGTGATTCACGGGAGCTTTGGGTGGACTCGAAGTCGATGATCAGCCAGCCCTTTTCGCGTGGCTGCCAGAGTTCGTTATCCACGAATGCCTGGCAGGCATTGGCTGCGAACTTCGGAATGGTCGCCAGGTCTTCCGGTTCGACTATCCCGTCTGTGCGGTTGGACACCGCGTAGATAAGGGACAGCACATATGACCTGAAATGCCCATCAGACAACCGGTTCAGACGCCGGTCGTGCAGCCATCGGTCAGGCAGTCGCGCATCTGTCATCCAGCTCGCCTCCTCCACCGTGACCCGTGTGGCACCTTCTTCTTCACGCCATTGGAGAACCGGCACACCTCGCCCACGCCCGCACCGCATTCCGGGCACTCACCGTCAGCACCGAGAACGTCGTAGCCGGTGGGCCGGTCGTGTCGCCCGGTTTCTTCTTCGTGGTCTGCCATCGCTACCCGCCGGATCTCTGCAGGGAATCTGCTCGACGGCGCTCTATTGCACCGAGGTCCACGGCGACGCCAGCGGCAACAACCTGCGCTGCTGCGTTGATGTACTTGTCCAGCGCCATCCGTAGATAGACGGCCTCAGCGATGGTCAGATCCGCCTCGGCGTCGATGTTGGACCGACCACCGTTGATATGGACCATGATTCGTGGCTGGGCGTCTAGCCCTTCGTGGAAAGCAAGCCCCGCACCGACTGTCAACATCTTGACGTCATCGGATTGAGCCTCATTGCCGAGACCGGCTGTGGCCCCGCTGTAGTCCATCCCGTGGTGTTCATTGTCGCCAGGCTGTTGGTCGCACCAATCGAACCGGCATCCGCATCTATTCATCGCGCCGCACCCCCGGCCCATTGGACGGCCTGCGTTACGGCTTGAATGATGGCGTTGGCAGCTTGGTACGCACTTGCAATGTCGTAGATCTCGCCACCAATCCAAATCTCCGGGGCGTATTCACTACCATCTGGGGCTACAGTGCCGTCGCTGTATTGGCATACGACGCTACGAACTTCGAGGCGGTCTGGCCCGAACTGAGGTGACCAGACGAACCGGTACCGGCTCCCGTCTGGATTGACCTGCCAATCGTCCATCTCTCCGGGATCGGCGCCTTCGGGGAGTGGCACGTCGGTGAGATTGGAATCTTGCCGTTGACTAGTTGTGGTTGTACCGTTCATTAGAGAACTCCTTGATTCTGCAATCGGGATTCGGAACGGACCTCGCTCAGCGCGCGAACGCTGGGGACAACGGGGTCCGTTTTCAATAGGTCTTCGGTCCGGTCGTCGTCGACCAGGCCGATGTCGGGAAATGCCTCGTGCGGGTAGTCCCGCATTAGGCAGCGCTCCCGCCGGTCGCTTGCGCGTTTTCCCAAGCGATTACGTCGGACAGTCGGTAGCGGACGTGCCCGCCGAACTTGTAGAACTTTGGTCCGCGGCCTTGCGATGACCATTGCGCGAGCGTCTTGGGGCTGATTTTGTTCCTGACGCTCAACTCGGCTCGTGTGAGCCATGTGTCTTCGGGTGGTATTTCCACCACTGCCTTCTCTGCATCCGTCATCTGGAGGTCGACCTTCCCGAGTCGGTATTTGTGGGTTCATACGCAGTTCCCTCTAGTTCCGCGTATGTTCACTCACGCTACGCCAGTCGCGTACAGTCCCGCAATATCCCGGTACGCTGCGTGTCATGACGCAACCGAGTTGGGCGGAAGACCAGGCGGCACAGATCGCGGCCGAGGTTCGACGGCTCAGGGGAAAGAGGTCGGCGCAGTGGTTGTCCGACCGCACGGCAGAGCTTGGCCATACCGTCACCCGGTCTGTGATTACGGACTTGGAGAACGGTCGCCGGAAGTACGTGACGATCGCTGAGTTGATCGTCTTGGCTGCGGCACTGAACACCTATCCGATCGCCTTGTTGTATCCGCCCCCATACGGCGAACCGGTGCGGATACTGCCGAGTGTGCCGGCCGGGCGACCGGAACGGCTATCCGCCGGGTTGCCGAAACATGATGCTGTTGAATGGTTCTCGGGGAGCGAACCCACTGCGGAGGCAGTCCATCGGGTAGTCGTCGGCGGCGATAAGAATGAACTGAAAGAGAATGTTCAGGCATTTCGGGCGGCGGGCGAAATCCCCTCCCTTGAGAGGCAATTAGCGCAGTCGTCGGCTCACTACGCAGACAGGTTTACTCAATACGGAGCCGATGACCCGGTTGCGGGGGCACTGTTTGAGCAGATCGAATTCCTGCGGGGCCACTTAGACGATCTCCGAGAGACGGCTGGGATAGACAGCGATGGCGGGTAGGCCTCCGCTGCGGATTGGGCAGCACGGAAAGATCACGCGAACGGCATTGGGTGGGGGAGTGTGGTTGGCACGCTGCCGATTCCGGGACTCCGATGGGGTTACTAGAATTGTGGAGAGGCGCGGCCCTGAGGGCGATCAGCGTGGCAAGGGCGCTGAGGATGCACTCATTGAGGCTCTGGCCACGCGTAGGCCGCCGGGGTCCGCGGATGAGATCACACTCGATTCGAAGGTGATTGATCTTGTGAATGCTCATATTGATCGCCTCGAAGAAGACGGACGCGCATCGCGGACCGTCGACACGTATCGCTATGCATCATCCAAGTTGGCCAAGTTCCTGGGCGGTGTCCGGGTGGGGGAGGCCACGCCTGCTCGATGCGATGCAGCGATCAGGTCGATGAAGACAGCGCACGGCCCAACCATGGCTCGGCAGTCAAGGACGATCATGAAGGGCGGCCTGCAGCTTGCGGTGATGGCGACAGTGCTGGGTGCCAATCCGGTCCGCGATGTGTCACCGATCAGCGCGGGGGAATCGACCAAGGGGGCCACTGGGCTTACCCGTGAGCAACTGAAAGCACTGCTGTCTAGCATTCGTGAGTCTGAGTACTGCCGATCGCGAGACCTATCTGACCCCATCGCCGTCTTCATCGCCACGGGCCTGCGGCGGTCCGAGCTCTTGGGCCTGCGCTGGGCAGATTTCAATGAAAAGCAAAGAACCCTCACGGTCACTGGCAAGGTGGTGAGGGTTGCGGGCAAGGGGTTGGTTCGGTTCGACAGTGCGAAGACGAAGCTGAGCCGACGAACTGTGTCGTTGCCTAAATTCGCTGTTGAGGCCCTATCCCGGCGCCGACAGGTTCCGTTCCTGGGGGAGCAGGACGTGATCTTCGCGTCGTCGACGGGAACGCTTCGAGACCCGGATAACTTCGGTGCACAGTGGCGCAAGGTGCGTGGTGACCTCGGCGTAGCTGACGTCACCAGCCACTCATTCCGAAAGTCCATCGGTACGTTGATCGATGAAGACGGGATGTCGGCCCGCGTGGGGGCTGACCAGTTAGGACACTCTAAGGTGTCGATGACGCAAGACCGCTACATGGTTCGTGGGCGTGTGCACAAAGAGGTTGCTGAAATGCTAGATCGAGAGCTTGGCATAAGCGATGAATAA